AATAACGGCGAAGAGGAAGTTGGAATGGTTGCTGGCAGATGGGCAAGCACAAGTGCCATCACCTCTATTTCGGTGTTCCCGAATAGCTCTACCCTAAAAGCTGGAACCACAGCATCCCTTTACGGAGTAATCGCTTAATGAAACTTATACAGTCCCAAACTTTAGGTACAGCTCAAGCCTCAATTTTGTTTAGTTCTATTCCGCAAGATGCCACAGACTTAGTCGCAGTTTGTTCTCTTAGACTTACTGGGGCTGGTTCCAGCAATGTTAGCGACAGTCAAATAAAAATAAATGGTAGCTCATCCAACTTCAGTTATAGATTTTTACTCGGCACTGGCAATGGCGGAGTTGCTTCTGGGGCTGGTACAACTGTTGGACTTATTGGGTTTGAGCCAAGCAACACTTCTACGGCAGACACCTTTGGAAACACAGTTCTTTACATTCCAAATTACACTGGCTCTACTAACAAATCATACTCCGCAGATAGCGTGGCTGAAAACAATGCAACTGTTACTTATGCTGCAATTACCGCAGGATTGTGGAGTAGCACAGCAGCTATAACCAGCCTAGAATTTTTGACTGGGTCTGGTGGAAACTTGGCGGCTGGTTCAATAATTTCCCTTTACAAAATAACAAAAGGCTCTGACGGAATAGTCACCACCTCATAACAAGAAAGAAAAGAAAATGACAGAAGTAATCACCAAGCTAGTAGTGGACTGCTCAACAGGCGAAGCAACAGAAGTACCTCTAACAGCCGAGGAACTAGCACAACGAGAAACTGACCGCCTAGCTTACGAAGCTCAGGAAGCAGAACGCAAGGCTGCCGAGGAAGCAAAAGAAACAGCTAAAGCCTCTGCTAATGCCAAGCTAAAAGCTCTGGGTCTGACTGACTCTGAAATCGCTGCTATCACCGCATAATGGCTGAGGAAACAACTGGGGTAAGAATAACCCAGCAAGCAATTTACGCCAAGCAACTTGAGCATGGTCAAACCCTTGTGGCAATCTTGGAAAAGCTCAATCACCTGGATCAAGTACCAGACCGACTGAGAGAGGTTGAGCTGACACTAGCTCGGCTTGCTTGGATTGAGCGGATTGCCTACGCAGGGCTAACCGGTGCAGTTATCGCCATCCTTGGACTCGTAATCAACATGACAGGAAAGTAATGACATCAAGACCTCAGATGCCCCTAGACGGCAAGTTCGGTAAAGACTGGAAAGTCACCTCACCTTTTGGCTGGCGTATTCACCCAATCGAGAAGTATAAGAAACATCACAATGGTGTAGATCTCTGGGGACCAAAGGCAAAGATTTGGAACGAAGCCTGGCATGACGGCAAGGTCATTGCTGCTGGCACATCAAAGCTAAAAAACCCAGACGGCTCACTAGGTGGGGTTGGCTACTATGTTGACCTAAGAGTAATCATTGACGGCGAGGCTTATGTCACACGCTACGCTCACATGGTCGAGGGTTCCCTAACTGTTGTCAAGGGCGAGAAGGTCAAGGCCGGTACTCGACTAGGCATCATGGGCAACACCGGTGCATCGGCTGGCAGACACCTACACTTCGAGATCTGCAAGGGTCGAGTTCACCGCTGGACATCAGATGGCAAGGGCTTTGTAGATCCACTCAAGTTTGTCAAGACTGCCATTGCTAAGTGGGAACTAAACGCTGAGGTCAAACTAGCAACACCGGACACAGGTGAGGTAGCCCCTGCCCCAGTTCACGAGCCAGTCCCAGTAGTCAAAGCCCCCAAACCCCCAAAGGTGCAACCCAAACTTGGTAAGTAAACTAGCCAAAAAGAAAAGCCTACGACTTATGTTTGTAGGCTTTTTTCTTTTCTTTATGGTCTGGCAACCAACCCCTGCCTACGCTTCACAAGCTTGGGCCACAATTACCTGTGCCGACTCAACTGGCAATCAACAAAGCTATGCGACAGGATGGAACAATGAGAACAACTACTTCTTGGATAAAGGCAACATTGCCCAACACTTTTGCGAGGGTGGTTGGGCTGGCCAGCTCACCACTTTTGTTGGTGTTGTATCTAGTGACGGCACTGAGCTGGATCCTGCTTTGCTTTTCCATCCTGGCTACATTGCTCCTAGTCCTATCAGTCCCACTCCTAGCCCTGAAACTGCACCAGAAACTGAGCAAGTCCAACGCACCGAGGATGTGAGTCGAGATGTTGAAAGAACCGAAACAGTTGAACGCACAGAGGATGTGGCTCGCACTGAGGAAGTTGTCAGAGAGCCTGAGCCAGTGGCTCCGGTGGCTCCCATAGAGCCAGAGCCAACCCCCGAACCTAGCCCTACACCCACCCCAGAACCAGAGCCTAGTCCTATAAGCCCTGTACGCCCTGTAGAGCCCACAAAGCTTCCAGAGGTCATAACACCTACCCCAGAGCCTACTGAGGCTCCTACGAGCCCCACAGAGCCGACAATTCCGAGCGAGCCTACACCTGAGCCTGTTTTGCCAGAGGAAACAATAAGCATTGAACTAGCGTTAGAGGCAGTCGGTAAACTTGTAGATAACCTACGCTCAATCGGGTCGGATCTAAGTCCAGAAGTACGAGAACAGGCACAGCAAGTAATTGTTGCCTCTGTAATTGTCACCCAGGTCGCATTAGCAGGTAGGAAACCTTGAGGTTTATCAAAGACCAACTAGAACAGGCTTGGACCATTGTTGGCCTAGCTATCGCTTGGGTCGTTCTTGAAGGCACAGCTAAAGACTTTGCTGGTTGGGCCATCCTTATCACCATTGCCCTTTGGGCAGCAACTTACCCTCTACGAAAGGACTGACCTATGTGGTTAGACATCGCACGCAGAACCCTAGCTGTAATCATCTTGAAGGTCACAGGCATCTTTGTCGGTGGAGCAGTCATCGGCCTTGAGGTAGCTCAGGCAGTAGCAATGGCAGCCTTCGCTGGAATCATAGATGTGGCACAAGAGCTATCTCGCTCATACCTGGCAGACGGCCAGATTGACGCTGATGAGATCAACAAGTCTTTTGGCAAGATTGCCGACAAGACTGACAAAAAGGGCTAACCCCTTAGCTTCTGTCTTTCATCGGCAGTAGTGCCACCCCAGATGCCTACCATGTGGGCTGATAGGGCATAGTCAAAGCACCTTGCCTTTACAGGACAGTCGTTGCAGACTTCCTTAGCTACAGCAATCAGCTTTTTACGCAGGTACAAGTCTGGCTCATCCTCTGGGAAAAAGCACTCTGGCAACTGGCTACATTGGACACCCCCATTTTCAGTTATGGCGTGTTGAAGCTCAATGTATTTTCTTTCGAGTTGTCTTGTCATAGGGTCAACTTAGACTAATCTCAAGCTAAATGGCAAATCCACGCCGAGAGAGTTAGCGTGGATTGCCGGACAAGATGAAAGAGAGGGAACACCTTGCCAGTATCAAAACTACCAAGCGAAACCAACCAGTTGCTTGAGGCAACCCTGCTAGGGGACTTTGCCAATGGCAGTCCTGAGTGGCATGAGCTACGCAATGAGCCAGGTGTAATAGGTGGCAGTGACATCGCCGCTTGTTCAGGGCTATCAAGTTGGACCTCACCCATAACTTTGTGGGCCAAGAAAACAGGACAGATACCTGATGAGGTCACACCTAACATGAGCATGAAGCTCGGCACAATTCTTGAGGAACCAATCCTGCAACTGTTTGCAGACGAGCATCCTGAGCTAGAGATCCTGACAACAGGAACTTGGGCAAACAAAACCTACCCTTGGATGAGAGCAAACCCAGACGGACTTTACAAAACCGCTGATGGTGAGTGGGGCATTGTTGAGGTCAAGTTCTCTCGTGACTACTGGACACAAGTGCCACAGTCTTATAGGGCACAAGTGCTTTGGTACATGAAAGTATTTGGAATTAGACAGGCAAAGCTTGTTGCACTAGCTGGGTCTAGCTACCAAGAGTATGACATCGAGTGGGATGAGTTTGAGGCAGATACTTTGTTTGATGCTGCTGTTAGATTCCGGCAAGCTTGCCTTGACTTCAAGATGCCTGACTGGGATGGTAGCAACTCAACACTTGAAACTGTCAGAGCCTTGAACCCGAACATCGAGGATGGCGAGGTTGACCTTGATGAACTTGGTGTGCATTACTTCAACGCTGTGACAGATGCAGAGTCAGCTACAACCAAGATGACCGAGCTAAAGAGCAGAGTAATCAAAGCAATGGATGGTAAAAAGCGAGGTCTAGTCTATGGGGACCACCTCATTAGCCTGAGATCAAGAGCTGGTGGGATGCCTTACTTGCACCATGAGAAGGCAAAATGAAAGCCTTTAGCCAAGAGCTTTACGAAACCGATGACAAGGCCAAAAACCTCATCATTGGCTACCTAGAATCAAACGGCTGGGATGCTTGGGTCAACCCTGACAAGTACGGCATTGACCTACTGGCACTTGACCCTAATGGCATCGAGTACCAGGTAGAGGTAGAGGTCAAGCACAACTGGACAGGGGACAGATTCCCTTACCCAACACTGCACTTTTCTGAGCGTAAACAAAAGTTTATTGACGGCCAGAGGATGACCTTGTTCATGACTATCAACCACGATCTGACCCACGCTTTAGTTACTTTTGAGCAGGAATTGTCAGAGGCTCGGATTATCGTAAAAGACACAAGCTACACAAAACAGGAAAAGTTTTTAGAGGTCAGCTCACATAGCTGTCAGCTAATCACACTACAGAAGGGCAAGTAAATGGCTGGATTCAATCTGCAAGATTACGAAACTGTTGAGCAACGCATCAGGCGATTCTACAAAGACAATCCTGATGGCAGAATCATCACCGACAACATCACCACACTGCAAGACAGGCAGGTTGGCACTTGGGTCACAAGGTCTTGGGTTTACCTAACAGCCGAGGACCAAGAAAAGGGTTTGCCAAAAGCATCAGGTTTAGCTTTTGAGGTTGATAGCAACAAAGGCCCACAAGCAACATCGGCACTTGAGGTCTGTGAAACCAGCAGCATCGGTAGAGCATTGGCAAATGCAAACTACTCAGGCAACAAGAGGGCTAGTCGCACCGAAATGGAAAAGGTGCAACGAGGTGCAACACCTAGAGCAACAAGCAAAGACTGGATTGCGATGGCTACGGATCTAGGCAATGACATCGAGGGGCTACGATTGCTTTATAGCCAAGCCAAAACTGCTAATGCAGTACCGGCAACTCTCGCAAAGATACAGGAACTAGCAGTTGGACCGACAAGCACAGAGAATACTACTGACCTCAATAGTTGAGCTTCAAGAGTGTCTGCAACAGCAGTTTGACCGAGGTGAACTTGACCTTGTATCAGAGCTGTGGCAACTACAAAGAGAGAGAGCGAGAAGGCTAAGAGATGGAAATTATTACACCGGGCCACATAGTCCAGGAGCTTCAACGCATCACACAGGAGATGGACAAGGGGGCTAATGCCCTCTATGACGCTGAGTGCAAGATGGCAGATGCTGAGGCTGCTTATGACAAGGCAGTGTCTTTAGCCTTTATCAACAACGCTGGGACTGTTGCAGACAGGCAAGCTGTGGCTAAGTTGCAAGCAGTAGAGGAAAAGCTAAAGGCTGATCTAGCCAAAGCCGAATACAACAGGGTCCGAACCAAGCTAAAAACCCTATCAGACCAAGCCACAATGATGGCAGTTATCAGCAAAAATGTCGAAATACAGTGGAAACACGCCTAGCTGGTAGCCTTGGCTGGTGATTGCCGAAACCTGCTCATGTGGTGCCAAGTTCAAAACTGACGAGGCCAAAGCTATTGTGCTAGTCAGAGAGTGGCGAAAGAAACACAGTTGCACAGAGCAGGACATCACTGACACACCTACCAGCGGTTTGGCAGACACACAGCTTGCTATGGGTTTCCAACCAGGTGAGATGCCAGCTAAAAAATACGACCCTTGGGATGATGATGAACAAGAAAACCTTTAGTAAGTTTCTGGATCGTGACAAATGTTGCTCGCACTGTGGCACTACAGATGACACGCTTATCCCTCAGCATCGTAAAAACCGAGGCATGGGTGGCAGTAAAGACCTAGACAGACCTAGCAACATCATTGTGCTTTGCTCAGAGGCTAACGGCTTGCTTGAGTCAAACAGCAAGTTTGCAGA